CTATGCCTTCAGACAAAACTTCAACAATGCATTCTTTAATTAAAATCTTCAAAGAAGATCGCGTTAACTTCATTATCCTACTCCGAAATATCCTTCTGAGCCGGTAAGAACCGGAAACTGGGTTTGATCTACTGGAGAAAGACCCGCCATAATCGTAAATCCAACAGCGCTACCTGATGCGTGAAAGTAAAGCTCCTTGCACCTTATTTCCATTCTCGGAGATGTTTCACCTCCTCCGAGCATAAAGTAGTTCGCTTCTTGCGCAACTAGAGGTGAGGATCCCGACACGTTAGACCCTTTGTTAAGGACGCCATTTTGCGTAAATCCAACTTTAAGAATTCCTCCCGCAGCGGGATCAGTATTCTTTACCACGAAAAATCTTGTTACTTGCGGAAACTTGACGTTAATGACACCGCCCGGATCTCCTGTTCCAACTTCATCATGCTTAGAAGATGTAACAAAGGGAACAGCAGACAATTGGTACGAAGGTACATCGCTAGCTCCTGCTGGTGGATAGTTTAAAGGCATTTGTTATCTCCTATTCGTCCCAGCTAGTGATCTTGTTAATCAATCGGTATACTTTGTCGCTTTTTCCAAAGTATTCTTTGACTTGCTGGATTTCTGTTGGTGTTAAATCTCGAGCTTCTTTCATTACAAAAGCGCCTGGAGTTGAAGGCTCACTAACTATGTCCCAGCATATCAGCTGGAAGTCATCTTGAACAATCTGGTGACCACCCTCAGACTTAGTAGACCCAACCCCCCTTGAGGAAATACCGATTTTCACGCCAGACTCAACAAGGCTTTTTAAAATTCTGCCGTTGGGAGTATCAAGAACCTCAAGGGTTCCGTAGCATACATCACCGTCCATATGAGCTGCCCTAATTATGTGAGAGACATTTTTAAGCTCAACAACTGAACTGTCTGGATGATCTAGCTCTCCGAGGGCGCGCCCTTCTTCAATAAACCGCTGGTAATTCTGTACTTCTCTTGCCAGGACACCAATCGGATATACTCTGCCATTCTGGTTAAGGGTGTTGGCTTTTTGAAGAACACCCTTCATTAAGAATTTACCATCTTGTGCCGCGGTTTGCTCTTTGATGAGTCCGGGGTCGTACTCAAAAGTCATGCACTCTGTTAAAAGCTTCACTTCTGCATCTCCTCAAGCTCTTTGTCTAAGTGGATCAACTCAAGAGTTCTGGCGACAGTAACATCGCTAATTTCACTTGTCATCAGTGTAGAAACATTTTCATTTAGCTTCTGCATCTTTTGCTCTTTTAAATCTCTTAAGATTCCTGACTGGGCTGCTTTTTGTAATTTACCAAGGACATTTGTGCACACGCCCTCGATAATGGTTCTTGTTTTATCGAAATCACTTTCGTAAGCATATGAGTTTATTAGCTCAACCTGCTTAGTACTAATTTTTGATTCGTACTTTTTCTGGAGCTTTTCTTGTGCTATCTTTACAACAAGATTGTCAACCCTAGAATCTGCTTGCGGTTCGATCACTTCTTCTTTTTCTCTTGAAAGAGTTTCAATTAGTGACTTTTCATATTTCACCACTGTGCTTATGTCGAGATTTTTTTCATTTCGCCAATATTTGACCAGTGTCGAAGCTGTTGCGTATTCTTTGTATCGAGGTACTGACTCTGCATACACGCTTTCTTGCCCAAAATTGTGGTTGATATCTCTTATTAAGTTGTCTTTTTCAATCTTAAGCGCTTTGCTGTCAAATTTAATCGAAGCTCTTCGTGCCTCTTCGAGGACTGCAGCAGCAATCTGGTCGTTTCCTACAGGTACATTTACAAGCGCATTAACGAGGCGATACTCCCTGTGGAGCTCCGTACCCGATTGAAAATAATTTTGAATTAATTTTTTTGCTATTTCCGCAGACTGATTGTCTTCATCGACAAATGATCTGGAAATTTTTCTGACTAGAAACTCGTAAAGAAGACCTGCGTTTCTCTTTTTATTATGTCTCGCCATTTTCATCATCTCCTTCAACGAGTAGCGCAGATGGATTTCTAATACTACTTATGCTTTTGTCAAGGCTTTTTAACGTCCGTTTAAGCTGAGCTGACATATGATTTTGTTCGTTTTCTTGACTTTCAAACCTCAAGTTCAGGTCAGTGCCCTTCACGATCTGACTTGTGTGTACTCGATCGTTAGTATATCTTTCCTTCGAAGGCGTCGTTTTATTAGCCTTTACGCCTAAGTCAAAAGACCGTGCATCGTAAACGCCGGCGCCCTGCGCTTTTCTGGCTTTTGTTTGAGGCTTATTCCCTGTTGACTTTACAGTTGAGCTGGGGTTGATTGGCCTAGTCTTCTTCTTTTCTTCTTTCGCGTAGGGAACTTCATCTGTTCCCAGCATAAGATTACCGGGTTTATCATCAGATGCAGTCTCTAGCTCATCTTCTCCACCTTCTTCTGCGGGGGCTTCCTCACCGGGGATATCTATTCCTGCTGGTGAAGCAGCCTCACCCGCAGACTCGGGAAGAGTTACAGCTTCGACCTCTAAGTCTCTAAGCTTATCAGCTTCTTTTTGCCTCTCGATTGTGGCGATCTCTTCATTAGTAAGCCCGAGAACTCTTTTTCTTAAAAAGTCTCTTGAGAGCATTCCTTCAGGGGACGAGCCTGCGATCTCAAATCTAGTTCTAAATAATTCAAGCTTCTGTTGCTGAGCTATTGTCGAAGGATTAGAGAGCTTTAGGGTGAAGTTTACGAGATCATCTCCGTCAAAACCGTTTGCGTAAAGATGAACTGCTGCTATCTTATTGAGCTCAGAAATAAGAACTCTTTGAACCTTGTTAATAGTTCTTGAGAACCTTATGTCTTCCTGTGCAAGAGTTGCCTTAGAACTAAGCGCCTCGTCGTAACCAAGGTATGCCTTGGGAACCTTTAGCGCAGAGAACAACTTCTTTTGAATGTATTCCACGTCTTCAATGGCAGTTGTATTTTGCCCACCTGCCAAAGTATCAATAGCAGTCCCATCTTGCCCACCTCGGACTGGCAGGAAATAATCTTCATCAACTGAGAGCGGGTTGTACCTTAGATCAACTCGGCCGGTTGTTTTGTCGACCACTTGACTGCTTCTTAGAGCTGATTTTGCTTGTTGCATGTAGTTTTCAACCTCTTCGGGAGGAACATTACCTACATCAATCTTAAAAACTCTGCGCTCAGGTGATCTAATCACTCGATAAACCAACATGGCGTCTTCGATAAGAATAAGCTGTCGCCAGATCCTTCGGGCCGGTTCGATAACAGAAGAACCGTATGGGAGGAAAGCATCATTACCCAAAAGTCTAAAGTGTGCGATCTGCCAGTTTTCAAGAATCTTATTTCCTTGAGTTACCCACCGGAAGCGCACTGCCATCGGATCGTCTGGATCAAAACCTTCTTCGCGTTCTATTTCATTAACGGGTATGGGAATGCCGCTGCTGACTCCGTACTCAGGGCTTATGTCCAGGAACAAAAAGAAGTCTCCGTACTTACAAAGATTTCTTGCCCATGGATTTAGATTGAAATCAATATTGAGATTATCATAAAAAAGTTCTTCTAAAATTCTTCTGATCTTATCGTTCTCAGAATAGATGTGCAAAACGCGGCCGACTTCGTCTTGTGATGCTGACTCGTCAGAGTAGATATCAAGCGCAGAAGCTATTTCAGGTGTTGCTTCCATCTCTTGAAAGTCTGCGTACCGACTCATTCGATCATACATACCGTATGCACTAATTGCATTGGCATACACATGACTTTGAGACTTTTGAAATTGCTGCAAAAGACTTCCCATGTTGGGAGCTCTATTTGCTTTTATTTTTCTTTTTACTAACGGGCCTGACCTGAACAGTCTAGTCAGCCTATTAAAGAAGTTGTTATTTTCGGCCATTCTTTGCCGCTCCTACATTAGAGGTAGTGAGCACTACGTCAAATAAATATAAACTTTTCGAGGTTTTGTAAAGCTATTTAAGCAACCAGTCATAATCTCTGTTGGGGTCAAAATTCTTATTTCCTTTTTCCCATTGGTTTTGTTGAACTGGCTTATGGGGGTTTAATGGAAAAGGTGGGCGCGCTTCTGGTGTGATTTCCGATGCATTGCGGGACTCTGTAGACATAGCTGCTAGCATGGCTTTATTCAGGTCTGCGCTGGCTGGTGATCCACCTCCGTAAAGATCAAAAAGCCAGGTTCCAATAGCGAGACTCATAACCAAGTCATCGTGCTGACCTTTCATTGCCTGGGGCTTTTGCCCTTTCCACACGAACGTCTTAAGCTCATCGTAAAGCCTTTGAGAATAAGATCTAAGCATTTTGTTTCGGATCATTTCCTCAAGCTTTGAAATAATCTGGACTCTGGACTGGCCTTGCGTAGAAAATCCGCCTAAAGATTTTTCATCTTGAGGCGTATAAGATCCGAGATAGACGCCTCTTGACTTCTGGTAATATAAGTTTGGATAGTTCAGTTCTTTAAGTTTCATAACTGTCGTGTATCCAAAAGTATTATTTTCTGGAGCCAGGAGAGCGTTATTGTATTGGCGCCCTAAATCATCTAACATTTCACCGAATCGATCAGGCGGGATCTTCCCCTTGTATTCGGCAACTATCTCAGACGTGGTTACGTCAATTACATGGCATGTAGAGTAATCTTTTGCATCACCTCGAGCCACGTCAGCAGACATGACGTACTTGTGAGAAGAAATCGGATTTTCCCAGACCCATAAATTCCTATCTTCAAATTTTCGCTCTCT